TGCTTGATCCCATCTCCATTATCATATCAACAGATACAGATAATGATTCAATTTTTACAACTTCGGACATGCGATGATAAACAACATAGGGTTTTTCTTCCCATGCACCGTCTTCTTCTTCATACATACGAACAATAACTGGCTTATCATCTTCAGCATATTCCATTGAATATTCGGAACCAGGTAATCCAAGAAGTCCAGGGTTTGTCATAACATATTCAACACGACCAACATTAATTTCATCATCTTCGTTAATAAACATAACGAAGTCACCTTCTATGACCATTGATTTTCTTACTGATGTAATTGACTTACGAGCAATGCTTGCCCAGATAGCACGAGCCTGTGCTGCTGCACGAGCCTTTGTTGGATGACATCCATGAACTGTTCCATCTGCACTTACTGTTGGGTATCCCTTGCAGCCGTAACTGCCCTTTTTACCTGCACGATATCCTCCTGCTGGCTTTCCGCCTCCGCCTACTGGCATAATAAACCTCCTAGTTTGTATATTGATTATATCAGAGTTATTTTTTACGAGTTAGGCGTTTAAGTTCTTCTATAGCCCAGACGTCTTGCTTACGTAGTTTTGACATTTCTACAGGATCAAAAGACTTGTTTGTGATTGTTACTATTGGTTCTTTTGCTAAAAAGTCTATGTCTACATAGCCTCTTTCCCATAATGAAAGTATTTCAGCATTGACTCTATTAAGATGATCGTGATAAAGTTCTGGCATTACCTGCTCAATTTTAGAGGTAAATGAATATAACAATGATCCATCTTCAGAATCAACACCAGCAACCTCAAGGGCTCCTTCAAGAATTAACTTTTCAATCATTTCGTTTTCGTCTGAAGTCATACTTTTCCCATCTGGATTAAAGATCCTTTTGAATAATTTCTTCATATCGTCCTCTTTCAGCAAAAGATAAAAACTCTTGTAATTTTTCTTTTGTTTGCATTCCAATCAACCTTGTTATTTCTTTACCTTGACTAATAATTATAAAAGTTGGCAAAGACTGAATCTTAAATCTTTGAACCAATTCTTGTTCTATATCTGCATCAATCATATGAAATTTTAATCCAGTTTTATCTCTATTTATTTCTTGTACTATTGGTTTAATATTTTTACATGGTTGGCACCAATCTGCTGTAAAATAAAAAAGATTTACGGATGTTAATATATTTTTATCTATGATGTCTCTTCTTTCTTTTTCTGAAATTTTTTTTAAATTTAAATATAAGCCATACTCAAATTCTTCTTCTTTTCTTTTTTTCATTCTTGGACAATAAATTCTAGTTTGTCTCATACATTCTAAATGTATTGGATGAATATCAGAAAAAACAAAAGATTCACCATGTTTTATTTGATCACTTTTTGGATTTTTCCACTTAACAACTTCTTCATTATTATTTATTTTTATTCCGCAATATGAGCATAAATCTTTATAATAAATAATATCTTCATTTTCTTGTATTATTTTTAAAAATCTTTCTTGATCGTTTTTTGCTCCAGACTGCCATGGAATTGGAACCTTTGCAGAAAGTTTATGTCTTTTACGGTTTATTGGTAAAACTTTTGCAAATGGTCTTGGCAGCCCAGTAAAATTTTTATGTTCCTCATGCCACTCAATGTTTCCAAAAACCTTATCAATCATTTTATTTTCCAGATTTTGTTCTGGCTTTTTTTAATACATCAAAATCTTTGATTTTTGTATCGCCAAGATATCCCCAGGCATATCCGTCATTAATCATTTTATTATTAACTGATTCTGATTCTCCATTAACATATACCCAACCAAGAATACGACCATACTTTTCTGATGAATCCATTTTTTCTGTACGAATAACTACAGACTTAGCATCTTTAAGTTGTTTTTTTAAATATTCTTTAGCCTCAACACCTAAAGCCTTTTCAGCCTTATTGGTTGTACGTGATTCTGGTGTATCAATACCAGCAAGGCGAACACGGGATGAAAATAAAATATCAAACCCTAAGTCAATAATTACGTCAATGGTGTCTCCATCAACAACGTTATTTACTTCTTTTACAAAATATTCATACATATTATCTTTCCTTTAGTTTTTCTCGTTCGTCAACTATGTTGTGAGCAAAAAGCATTAAATTTGCATACCCAGAAGGTTTTGATATAACTTTATTATAATGATGTCCACAAAAATAAAGTGACCCATTTTTTCCTTCTGCTTTTATAAAGGCCTGTGATAAACATAAATCACAACGATCTAAACCACTAATTTTCCAGTTTTTTTCTGTAAAACTTGGATGTTCTTGAACAATGTTAGTCATAGTATGATTATACATCTACTTTCTGTTGTCTGTTGAATAGAATCCACTACCGTTAAAAATTGCACTAGGAGCACTCCAAAGCCTTTGCATAGACTGATTACAACACACTGGAAGTCTTTCTTCATCAAATTTTTTTTCAAACTCAATTTGTGAAGAACAGATAGAGCATTTGTAGTCATATCTAGGCATAAATTCTCCTTTAAGTTGTACTATTAGTATATCAAATAATAGGCAGTTTTACAACATGCCCAGGTTGTTATTTTTATTTTATTTTAATTACTTTTGGCTTTTTTTCTTCAGGAACAACACGGTCAATACTTATGTTAAGCATACCGTCCTTAAGGTCTGCGCCAGTGACCTCCATATATTCACCAAGAGCAAATGATCGTACAAATTTACGACCAGCAATTCCTTTGTGAACAACTTCAGCATCTGTAACTTCTGTAATTTCACCCTTAATCACAAGAGTTCCATTGTCTACTGAAACATCAATATCATCTTTTGTAAACCCTGCAATTGCAATTGATAAACGATATGTGTCTTCGTCTAGTTTAAGAAGATCATATGGAGGATATGATTGTGAATTTACTTTATGTGCTGTATTTAAACGGCCTAACTCTCTGTTAAAGCCAATAAAAAAAGGATCATTGAATAGATCCATTGCGAACTGTGTTACCATTTTATTCCCCTTTCAAGCGAATAAGTTAATATACCCCCCTAGTGGGCAGGTATATAACTATTATATCAGAATTTTGTAGCCCTACAGAGAATTGAACTCTGCTCACCAAGATGAAAGCCTGGTATCCTGACCACTAGAAGATAGGGCCTTGGAGCGGAAGACGAGATTTGAACTCGCAACATCTACCTTGGCAAGGTAGTACTCTACCATTGAGTTACTTCCGCAACAACTTTAGTTAAGAACCCATCTTCCTAACATAGAAAGAATAAGACTTATTTGCTCTCTTATTTTTGTTTTAGACTCTTCAACTATTTGTGCTAAAACTTGTTCATTTGTTTTGCGCTCAGTAAATGATGTAACTTCTTCATTTAATGTAGTTAAAATGTTACCTATTTTTTTTGAACAAACTGTTGATGACTCTTCGCAAGTAAATTGTTTAGTGCTTGTAGATACCTGTGCGCTTGTGTTTTGAGCAGGAGCAACCTCAGTCATTTGAAATGATCCATTTGTATTTGTGAGGTCTTGAACTCCAAACTCATAATTTCTTACTGAGCGTGATACTGAAACTTCAGTTTCAATCGCAGATGTGTTTGAAGCAGATTCAGTAACTGTTTGGCTTTGAGTTGTATTTGATTCGGCAACTTGGAAGACATTACGGTTATCTTTATATGTCACATTTGGTCCATGAATACCTGCAACATTGCCATTTTGATCTGAAGTTGATTGTTGAACTATTAAACAACCTGCAGGGCAGCCCATATATTCATGCCCCATAGTTCTATTGTTGCCACCAAAGTATGCAACACTTCCCACGATCACACCATGAACAACTCCTGTTTCAGGATTTACTACCGCAAAACCACCAACTGCAGATTGTGCCTGTGTTGGAGGTGTTGTGCCAGAGGTGCCGTCACCATAATGATAAATTGTTTCGCTTGCGCTAGCAAGATTTATTGTAAAACTTGACATTGTTATTGCTAACAAGAAAATGCTCAATATTTTTTTCATTTTACCCCTTAGTTAGTTATTATTTTTATTACTACTTGACAAGGGTCTCCGCCCTTTTCCCACTCTTGTGCTTCTTCTTCACTCATATACGGATCTCCGTCATGAGTATTACAGAACGGGTTTGTTATCCATTTCCGTTCAATTCCATTTTCAAGCCAAATCTCAAACTTTTTATCTTTTGATTTTTTGTATTTAATTTTTTTTAATATTTTATTTAAATTTTTCATATATAAATAATAACATATTCTAATCTAAAAGTCAAGTTTTATTTTTAGGAAGTTGATGATCTATAAACTTATTTTCTTCAATATCTTTGCCAGAATAATATAATCTATCACTTTTTCCATTATTTTTATTGTTTATTTCTCTTTGTTTATTATGTTTATTAACTATCCTTATTTCTTCTTCTACGACTTCTTTATCAAATACATCATATGCATTTTTTAATTCAAAAGAATCACAAAAATATCTTGGGATTGGCAATAAACCTACTAATGGTGTATCTTTTTCTATTATAATATTTGTATTTGAAAGATTTATTTTTATGTTTAACGTAAATGAAAATCTAAGATTATCTGATTCTACAACGCCAGTCATTGGACTTAAGCCAGCGAGTGGAAAATTAGGTGGAGCAATTGTCATTAAATTTATTCCTGGAGGAGTTTTTAACGTTAATGGAAAATGAATTGTTAAAATACCATGACCAAACTCTGAAGACGGATGTATAAAATTAATGTTTTTATATTTTTTAAAATCTTCTGTATAAGAAATTGTTAAACCATCTGTGTGATTGCTACCATTCCATAAAAGTTTGATTGTGTATGGTAAACTAAAAATAAATCCTTGCATATTTCCAATTGCTAATGGCAAGCATTTGTAAAAATGTGCATTAAACCAATCTCTTTTGTTATTTGTATTTAGTGGTTTTAAAAATAAACCTATATCCTTTAAATTGAATGGCTCCAAGCCATTTGCAGGAATTATTGGAAAAAATGCAATAGTTTTATCTGGAACAACAACTCCATCACCTTGATTAATTATCATTATTTTCCTTTGTTTTTATCACACTTAATAGTTGTTATATAAAAATTATACATCATTGGCTTCCCATTGTCAAATAATCATCTAATAATGTTGTTATTGTACTTTTTTTCCCACAAAAAAATATCATTTTTATCATTTAACAATGGTTGTCCCTTAATGTTTAAACTAGTATTAAGTAAAACAGGAATTCCAGTTATTTTATAAAATTTTTCAAGAACGGTCCAAAGCCCTAAGTGTTGATCTTTATTTACAGTTTGAACTCTAGATGTTCCGTCAGCATGGACAACGGATGGTATTTTTTCTGGCTGTAAACATTTTACTGTATATTGCATATACGGAGAATTAAAATTCATATCAAACCATTTATTTGCATATTCTTCCATGACTACAGGGGCAAATGGCCTAAATATTTCTCTTTCTTTAATTAAATTAACTTTATTTTTTATATTTGGGTCTCTTGGATCAGCAAGAATGCTTCTATTTCCTAATGCTCTTGGTCCATATTCTGCTCTTCCAGTTGCCACTGCTACTATTCCATTTTTTAATATACCGTCAATTATTTTATCAACTGGATATTCTCCGCCTAAATCGTGACCTAAGTACGGATCTTTCCATTCAATATGTTTTCCATACAGGGCTGCTGCTGCTCCCAAAGAACTTCCAGCATCTCCTGGGTTGGGCATAATCCAAACATCACTAAAGATATTCCATAACAATGTATTGGCAGAAGAGTTTAAAGCGCAACCACCCATAAATACAAGATTCTCTTTGCCAGTTAGGTTATAAGCCATACACATAAAATCATTTAGCCTTTGTTCGTAAACAACCTGAACTGCAGCAGCAATATCAAACCTATCTTGTTCAGTTATTTGCATTCCCCAGTCATTAATTCCTTTGTGAAAATTATATTTTTGTTTATTATATTTTGGAAAGTACTTATCTACCTGTTTATAATATCTTGTCCAGTCTCCATAGGCTGCCATGCCCATCATAATATATTCTTCCTGGTTAGGCATAAGTCCGATTAGTTGTGTAAAAGCAGAATAAAATAATCCAAAACTAACTGGATAGTTTTGTTTATACCTAAGTTTAATTTTTTCACTTTCGCCAACCCAAATTGTTGAAGTGTTATATTCTCCTATTGCATCAAGGACTACAATTGCTGCATCATTAAACTTGCTTGTAAAGTACCCAGCACAGGCATGAGAGTAATGATGCTTAAATGATTTTCTTGGAATGTTATCTATTTTAAATTTTGGAAGCCAGTCTCCTAAGCCACCACTAAAAAAAAGTCTTGATCTTTTTAATAATGGTTTTTCATAATATGCAACATAGTCTGGTTTACCATATTGCAATGCATCCTGAATTAGATTATCATTAACGTACCAATCATTTTTCTTTTTGCTATATCTTTCTGCATGTCCTGCAAATAGTATCTTTTCATTTTTAATTAATGACACTGATGCATCGTGAGAGGTTTCATTAATACCAAGAATAATCATTTATTTTTTTCTAAATATTTATTATAAATAAAATTTGACCAATACAAATGTATTCCATTTCCTCTATGTTTATTATCTCTTGCTATATCAAAAAATAAATTATCATGTTTTTGTTTTAATAAAAATAAATCATTATCTAACGTGTCTTTTTCTATATAATAAAATGTTTCAAAATTATATTCTTTAAAAGTATCATTTGTTGATTTAATAAAAATTTTTTTATTTCTATTAAAATGATAATTGTCATACAAGTTCCATGTAAAAGATAATAATTGTATCTTATTTGTTTTACAATATTGCTCAAGCATAAAATAATAATTATAGATTGTTAATTTATTTATGTAATAATTTTCATAAAAATTATTATATGATTTTATTTTATAAGTCATATCATTTTTTTCAAAATCAAAAAATCTTGAATGACATGGTAAATTAATAAAAATTATATCTGGGTTTCCAAATTTTTTACAATATTTAAAAATGTTTAAAATAGAGTTAATAATATTATTTCCATTTAACCCAATATTAAAATATCCAGAAGAACTTTCTATTTTATTTATTTCATTATAAACTTTATAAGCCCAGATTTCTTCTTTTTTTAAACCAATTCCATAGGTATTAGAGCATCCAGAAAAAAGCACATGCTTGCCTTTATGACTTGTTAGGAATTCATCACAACGGTAGTTATTAGAGTTTACTTTGTAGTCTGAGCCATCTCTTACTGGCACTTCTCGTATGTCAAGTTCTTCAGAAAATCCTTGTATTGAATGCCACCAATTAAAATTATCAGTAGACATACTTTCTTTTTCTTTCTTGTTTTTTTATTTTTTTAATATAAAAATATTTTTTAATTTTATATATAATACTTTTCATATACTTACTACATCAATTGGACCCATACAGGTAGGGCTAAATTTTATTGCTGCACTAATTGCTCCAACAACACGATTACGGGGATTTTTAGATTTTTCTGTAGCAGATAAATATCCATAAGCATATTCTGCTCCTGAACCCATTGCTAAATAATCTAAATTATATTTTGATAATGACATATCAATAGCATTATGTTCATATATTTGACCTTTGATGCAAATAATAAGACCTAAATCTCCTTCTTTGGTTGTATCTACCCACCAATCTTCATAAAAATTTCTAAGTTGTTTAATAAATTTAGTTTGCATAAACTTATCTAAATCTTTTATATCTGGAACATAAGGATTAAAATTATAACGAATGCGCTCACCATCTAAAGATCCAGCATATCCAATTAAATATGGACCAAGTTTCCAAACTTTTGGAGATGTTAGTGGAAGAATTGTATTATCATCTGAGGCACCACGATCACCAGCCATATATATTTTATTGGTTAATTGATCACGCACAACGGCAAGTACGGTCATAAGATTCCCCTTTATAGTATAAAATTAAGTATATCATAAAAACTAAATAAACTAATTACGCTTATTAATAGTATTTTTCTATAAAAATGTCTTGTTTTTTTAAATTTAAAAGAATTTCATCATATTTTTTGTTAAAATTTTTCCATTCTTTAATATTATCTTTCCAAACTCCAATAGAAACTTTATTAATATTTATTTCATTATTTAAAAAACTTTGACATTTTGTTTCATTTTCTATATTCAAAAAATTTAAAATTTTTAAAAAAGAATTTTGTTTATCATTTATAGCAAGATCTTCAAATCTTAAAGATAAATATTTATTATTATTTGTTATTTTTAATTCATTAAAAGATTTGATAATTCTTTTTTCCCACCAACATAAAAGTTCAATTTCTGTTTGAGGTCTAGAAAATATTTTAAAGCCTCCAGGATATTTTCTAGTATGCAAATATAAAGAGTATGCTGTATCTCTACCATCTCTTATTAAATTTATAAATTTTGCATCTAAAAAAATATTGCTAATTCTTGATATATTTATTACGTTATTAGGAGTGGAATCTCCTAAGTATGTTGCATTTTTTTTAAATTCAATTTGATTTTTAAAAAAATTAAGGTGTTGTTTTTTTACTTGTTCATTAGTAATTTTTTTATTATCAAATAAATCTAATAATCCATTTTCTTTTGTTAAGATTTTTATTTCATCTGGAACACTTGAATAAAATTTTGAATGTTTACCTAATAATTCTAAAGTTATTGTTGTTCCACTTCTTGGACTTCCTCCAATAAAAATTGGAATCACTTTATTTAATAGTTTGACCGCATGCTGAGCATGTTTTAGACTTAGCAGCACTCTTTTTAGCAGTAGTTGCAGGAGCAGAGCCAAACTTCGGTCTACCAAACCCTACAATTGAAACCATAATTCCTTTTTTATTTTTCTTAAAAGCACGAAGTTTTTTACAAACCTCTCCACCATTACGTTGACTACCCTTTGGATCTCCTGAAGTATTTCCTTCAACACACCAGACTGTTCCATCTCCATTGTCTGCTATTACTATTGCTACGTGGCTAATTCTATCTACCCCGTCAGATGGAAAATCAAAATATGCAATGTCGCCTGGTTCTGGATCTGCTAAATCACCATCAATCCATGAGTTTGCTTTTTTAAATGCTTGTGCGCCACCAGGAGTGTAAACAGTATTTGGAATTTTTACTCCTGCTTCATTAGCACACCAGTTTACAAATGAACCACACCATGGTTGAAAATCTGCTTTAGTAAACTTACCATACTTGGTTTCATTGTCTTTAGGACCTTCAACAGTTCCTACTTCTGCAGTAGCAACTTCAATAAGACGGGCTGCTGTACCTTGCTCCGCCATTATTTATCCCAATTTGCATCAACAGGCTGTTCCTCTGGCATTGCGCCATCAGGCTTGTTTAATCTCCGTGCTTTTGCTTCATCAATTTCTGATTCAAGTTTTTTATCTGCTAATGTATTTTTAGAATCCATTTCTTTGTTAGACAACTGTGCATCCATAATATCTTTTGCACCAGACTGACCAATTAAAATACCTGCAAGCGTTCCAGTAATAAATGTTGCTACGCTACCAAGAACATTAAAAAACATTTTATCGTTTTCGGATTGACCGTTTAGTGGTTGCTCAACAAAAACGAGGGCATATAAAATACCCATTGTTGTAAAGAATAAAATTGCTCCTAAAGTAAGACCTAAAACAAACTTTAATAAACCATCTAGTTCTGCTTGCGTCCTTCTTTTACCCATTGTCAGTTTCCTTTACTAAATCTTTTGTGCATACCCCGTTTGCTTCACAAATTGGCGGATTACACACTGCTTCTTTCCAATTTGCTGGGTCCTGACAGGAATACCTGTAGCGACTTGAACAAGCAGAAAGGCTTATTACAAGTATACCGCAAAGTAGGGCTGACGTCAATTTTCTCATACTAATATTATACTATACATTAAAGAATGAGTTATAGTATTATTAGATAAGATTATTAGTCTTCTTTACGAATTCCTATGGTTGCAAACCATATGGCTACTGATGCTAGGGTTACATACCCAACCACCGTCTTTGCGCTTCCCTCTAAAACCACCCATGCTACAAAGAAGCCAAGGAATGTAAAGTTTTCGTTTAGGGCTGCCATGCCCCATTCTTTTAACTTTTTCATTTTATCTCCTTCTTCTAGGTGCAGTAGCAACGATTAATTGACCAGCAATTATCGTTACAACCACAATATCTTCTGCTTTTTCACGTTCTGGAATAGACATATCGGCACCCATGTTAAGTAACGCTTTGCCTAACTCACATTTTTGCTCTTCTGTCAAACCTTCAATTGCCTCATCTGGATTAAAACAAGCAGCAATTGCTCCTGCCAGCGCTGCTGGACTTTCCAATACAAGCAGTGCAGAGGCTACTTCTGCTTGAATAACTACAGGATTACCGTTTGCATCTTCTCTTACCTCTACTGGAATTGTAGGTGGAAGATCACGATATTCAAGTCCCGCTGCTTCTATGTTGGCAGCAGTTACAGGTGCTCCTTCTGCTGATTCTACCAATACATCTGCAACTAAATCTTTTTCTGCTAAAGTAAATTTGCCGTCTTCAGATAAGGCTTCAGATAAATTAACAACTTCTGCAGTTGTTATTTCTCCATCTGCAGAAAGCATTTCTGTAATAAATTCTGCTTCTGCTTCTGTTAATCCGCCCTCTGATAAAGATTCAGATACTTCAGCAGCAATCTCTGCAGACACTTCTCTACCTTCAGCAATTGCTTCTAATACTGCAGAAATTTCAGATGCACCTAAACTACTATCGCTAATTAAATCAGTAACAACTTCTTGAATATCTTCTACAGAAAGGTTTGCACCACTTTCTGATATTTCTTCAATAGATACTTCGCTTTCTTCAAATACAGCCTCTACTTCTTCTGCAGGAGTATCAACTGGTTCTGTATCAACTGGTTCTGTATCAACTGGTTCTGTATCAACTGGTTCTGTGTCAACTGGTTCTGTGTCTACTGGTTCTGTGTCTACAGGAGTTGTGTCAACTGGTTCTGTATCTACAGGGGTTGTGTCAATAGGAGTTGTATCTATTGGAGTTGTATCTATTGGGGAACTATTGCCACCAGTAGTTAAATTGGAGCCTTGTGGTGCGGGTACAGAAATAATAGTCTCAGTATATTGACTTACAGGTCCAGACCAGTTAGCAACTCTAACAGTATAAGTAGCGCCCTCTGTTAAACCACTTAACTGAATAGATGCAGGAGCACCGTCAGTATTTAATGTTTGTCCTTCATATGGATTTTCTGCATCAGGATCTTCTGTTACTACTTGATAAAACCAAGTGTTTGCTGTATATCCTTCAGGTAAAGATGGTGTAATGGTTGCGGTAGTCCCTGCAACAATTGGAGTTGAAATTATTGGGGCAGGGGTTGGAATGTTGTTATTGATTGCAGTAACTAGTTGACTTGATTTAGTGTTTAATGATGACTCAATAGATGTCTTTGTTAATACCGCTGAGTTTACAGTATTGGTTAAAGATGTTGTATTGATAGCATTTATTGCTGATGTATTTGTAGTATTTTGAGCAACAACTGGAGTAAGACTTGAGTTTAATTGTGCAATAGTTGCATTTGCTGAGTCAACTGCTGCTTGAACTGTTGAAGTATTTAAATCTACATAAGGCGTAAAAGCAGAACCTTGACCTATTTGTCCAGCAAATCCAGCGCCAGAGTTAGTATCTGTGATATTAAAAACTTGTCCATTTGTAGTTTCTCTATAGTTAAATCTTGCTCCACTAGGGATTGGACCGTTAGCACTAACAGTTGCCATCCAAGCACCGTCATTTGGGTTAACATCAGCATTAAATCTTACTTGAACCATTTGCGTAGAGGCATCTCGTTGTGGGAATGGTCTTAAATCCCAAGCAATATCTAAACTTGTACCAGTTGTTGCATAAGTAATACCTGTTCCTGTGCTCCAGGTTGTCCAGTCCCATCCTGCTATAGATACGGATGGAGCATTTGGAGTTGAATAATAATTTGCCCCTTCATTTACACCAAAAGTTATAGTTGCATTAGACCCAACAAATACATTGTTATATACAGTTCCGCCCATTTGCATACCAAATGGAAGGTTCATTTTAACGCCAGCGTCGTCTACTCCCGCCAAAACATTTGTACTGGTTCCAATAGTTGCTTGTAAGTTGTTGACTGCTGTTTGAGCATTATCAATTGCAATATTGGCTTGAGTTAATTCAGTCTGAGCGGTTGCTTGTGCTGTAGATGCTTCTGTTTTTGCTGCAACGGCTTCAGATATTGCTGTCTGAGCCTCTGCTATTTGTGTTGTTATATTATTTATAGCGGTAGTTGCAACAGTTACTGTAGCCTTTGCATCTTGAACTACCTGAGAACTTTGATCTATTGGGGTAACAGATAAATCAACACTACTAATAGTATTAATAGCGGTTTGAACATTATTTACTTCTGTATTAGCCAGAGATATTTTTGTGGCTACCTCTGCTGTAATACCTTGGGCTTGGGAATATTCGGTTTGTGCCTGTGTTATCTCTACTATGGCATTATTTGTGGCTGTGTTGGCTTGCTGTACCTCTGTAGTAGCCGTTGCAAGGGCATCATTAACTGCCTGTTGAGCAGGACTTACAACAACTTGTTCTTGATGTTCTGTGGCACCAGCACGATCAGGAGCAATAATTCCAAAAATTGTCACACATAAACCTACCCCAAAGGCTATTATAAGTTTACGTTTAAATTTTCTCAATTAGGGGCTAACTCCAATGTGTAATTATATAAGCAATTATACCATTTATATAGATTTACACAAAAAAAATACATAAAAAAGAGGGTAGAAATTAATCTACCCTCTAGTTTAGAGAAGTTATTTACTTCTTTTTGTATCCTGTTGGACATATTGGTGCAACGGCTGTAACCTTTTTAGTTAACTTACCCTTTACACATGTAATTGTAGTCTTAGGTGCAAGCATTAATTGAAGTTGTTCAATTTGCTTTGTGATAGATGCAATAAGTGCTACAATTCCATTAAGAACCTCAGCATTGCTAATTGCGCCATCTGCAATCTTGTAAGATACAGTTTTTGCTGCATCAGTTGCTACGTATGCTGCAAGATCTACGATCATATTGTATGAACCATTGACATTGCCAACAGTAAACTTATATGTCTTAACTCCTTGAGCAAATGTGTCTGCTGATGTTGGAGCAGCGATTGCTGTTAATCCACCACCAGAAATGGCAACGCCACTTCCAACTGTAGAGGTATCGGCAACCTTTGCACCATTAATATCAGTAGCAGAGATTGTAAGTGTAGCAATTTCTCCTGGAACATAAGAGTTCTTATCCAGAGATGCTGTGTACTTATTTACGCCTAGACCACATGCTGCAACAAACTCGTTTGAGTAAATTTCAGATAGATCTGATAATACATGCTTGATTCTTACAATAGAAGAACCAGATGTAGCAGCGCATGTCCAACCACCAGTTTGTACTGCTGTAGCGGATGAAGAGCCACCTACAGAAACTGCAGTAACTTGAGAAGTATACTTTGTGGTATCAGCAGTTGGAGTAACTCCAGCCAATTGATTACCAGCAGCATCCTTAACTACAAAGTCATAAGTTCCTGTGCGTGTTCCATTAGATAGTGCAATGTCAACACCTGTTACGGAGATTGATGCTGCACGACCTGAGAATGCAATACTTTTAGTTGCAAGAGTTACACCATTAAAAGTAATTGTAATTGTTGTATTTACTGGCTTGTTTTCATTTGCAGTTCCTTGAACTACATATAAAACTCCAGAAGTTCCTGTTTTGGCTGCTGTATTAACCTGTGTGCTTGGAGCAGCATCCCATGCTACTACCGCACCGTTAGTTGCAGTTGCCTGAATCACACCGCTAGTTGATAGTTGTGCTGCATAAGCATCCATTGCACGAACGTTTACGTATCCCGTTCCTGCATTAGTAACGCTTGTAGCAGTTGCAACATCTACACTAGATGTTAGTGTTCCCGCTGTTGCTGAATCTTGTACACGAACATAAGAGTCTGCTACAGACAAAACGTTTGTTTTTGCAGTTGTTGCTGCATAAATTGTTTTAATATCAATTGTAGAAGTGGTTGATCCAACCTTCTTCTTTTGAGTTACAGTTACAGTTCCTGCACCATTAACAGTTAACTTTACGTTAGTTGGCAAAGTTACTGCTGAGGTTGTAGTTGCTGAAAATGTAAATAATTTACCTAAACTGGTAAGTGTAGCGCCAGTTGGGTTTGAGCCTGCTGCTGTGTAATCAGTAAATGTAGCAGGACCAGCAATCTCCAATGTTACGTTGTCATCTGCTGTTGCAGCCAAAGTGTCACTAGTTGTTAATACGACTACCGCATTAACTCCAGCCTCTGCTTTGGTTGTGTCTGCTAATACTGTTACGCCACGAGCACCGTTAGCGAGTGTGTCGGATAAAACGTATCCGTTTGTCACTGCTGCTTGAGCCTGTGGAATTGCAACAAAAAATGTGCTTGTCATGGCTGCAGCCATAACTAAAGCGATTTTTTTAAATGAATTCATTATTCTCCTCGTTAGTTTTATATTATATTTAATCTGTCAAGAAAATCTCTAACATCGTTAGGCATTTCCCTGTTGTCTAATTCTACCATAGCCTTCTGCTTCTCTGCAAGTCGTGTAGAGGTAGACCAAGTATGAATCTCAATCTCATGGTTAGAATCTTTAGGTGTATGTGATATTGCTCCAAATACAGCGCCACATACAGCATCTGCTAGGTCCTTAGATTTTTTACGTGGATGATCAACTCTAGTATTTTTCATAATTTTGAGTTCTGACATTTCTTCCAGTAACAAAGGAATTCTTGGTATTGCAACTCTCTCTTCATATATCATCATTGCTAAATCTTCGTAGTGTTTTTTTGCAACAGAAACGGTATCAGTCTTTATGCCTACCGCTTTTAGTTCTTGCTGAATGTCAAATGATTGCCAACGGTCAAATGAAACAACTCCAATATTAAATCCTTGTCTGCGTAGATTAATGATCCATTGTTTTACTTCTGACAAATTAACTGGACCTTCTGCTTTTGGTTCCCACCAAGCAACTGCATCAACAATAACCATTGGCGCTACTTGCTGATAATCTTTAATAACTTGAATGTTTACCCACTTGTCTACGTGAGCAATTGCTACAGCACACTTGTCGTGTTTCTGTGCAAGGTCAGCATGAATATAATACATTTTTTCTGGATCAGGTTTAAATGATTCGTCAAACCTTCTAAAGTTGTCAACTGGATTTCTTAATGTCATACATTTTTCTAACTTATCCTTTTGTTTAAAAAATGCATCTGATGCAAATGTTGGTGTGCATGCAAAGCGCATCATGGCATCGCCAAGGTCTGTGTAAAATGCTAATTTAAAATCATCTATTTTTCTAGTAGGGTTTACATCCCATGTTGTTTTTTTAAGTGCTAAAACCTTTGGAACCTTATAAGAAAGTATTGTATCTTCTTCCCATGCAATTTCAAATTGATTGTTTGGATCATCGTGTGGCAGGTCTTCATTCATAATAAATAGGTGTTTCTTTTCAATAGTTTCTTTTTCTGCAATAACATCTTCGTATCTTTTAGAGATAAAGTCGCCTGGGTAACGAGGGAATGAAAGCAATACTACCTTACCTAAATCTGGAAAACGAGAATCTACTGATCCACGAAATGCTTTATAAATATTTTCTGCAGTCTTACCTTGCTCATTGCCAGTTCCAACTTCAGATGCAAAACCAGAAATTTCATCAAGAACTGCAAGCAACAAATTTAAACCTTCATGTGATTCTCTTTCTGAATGTCCAGAGTAAACTGTAATTGATTTATCAAACTCAATGCTATCGGCCTTTGCATTGTATTTTCCTGCAAACCATGGTGATTTTTCTATCTTAGTTTTAAATCCTTTAAAGAATACGTTCTTTGCTTGTTGTGCGTTAATGGCTACGTTTATAATATCAATTGCATCCCCGCTTGGTTTTCCATAATATCTGGCAGGATCTTTAAGACATAATAATTTATATACTATATATGCACATGCTACTGTTGATACAAAGTCTTTTCCAGATCCTTTTCCAAGTTGCAAAATAATTTCATTTTTAGTGTATTTATCAAAATATTGAGCGCCAACAACAGATCCAAATATTTCTTGTAATTCTTCTTTACGATAAATTTGACTCATTGCTTCTACAATTTCATATTGAATTGAAGACAGTTCTGGCTGGCCAAGATAATCAGCAGACTCAACAAATGTTTTTGCGTCTACTGGAATTTCATCAAATTGATTTTCTTTTAAGACTTCTAGAAAATCATTAAACATCTTGGACAATTGTAATTACCTCTCCCTCTTTAGCAATCTGAGAAAGACGTCTCATAATTAAATCACGAACTTCTGGATGGGTTGAAGCAATGTCTCTTAATATTTCAACAAGAACTTCTTGTCGTCTTTCAATTTCAACCATTTCTTCTGCAAGTTCTTTATTTTCTAAAAGTCCTGCTTTTTGTAACATTTCAATTCTAGATTTTTCAATATCCATTACTAACTTAATTGCTTGAGTTTTTGCACTAAGATTATTAGTCATACTTGATTCATCAATTACTTCATAAGCCTTTGTAATAAGTTTAGTATAGTGCGTGTCAGCACCAGCAAGTGCTTCTTTAGCACGTGCACGAATTGCATCATTGGCAGAAGCCATAACCTTCCACTCGTTAATTAATGAAACAACACGAGTACGAGGAATGTCTAACTCTTTAGAAATTTTTGTTGGATCTTGACCTTTAAGATATTCTGTAACTACTTTATTAACTTCATCAAGATGCTCAATTAATTCTGTCTCAGTTGACATTTTTTTCCTTTGCTATTTTTAATAAAACTAAATATCCTATTAAGTCATCAATATCATTATCTCCAGGATAGTCTGTTCCTTTCATAAGACGACTTAATTTGTCATCAATTCTAACTTTAAGTTGTTCTGCTGGATCTGACTTGCTAAAAATTCTTACAGGATTAAGTGCGGAATCGCCATAGGCTATGTTTTTTTCTATAAGCATTTGTGCTATAGAATGACATGTTTTCCAAATTGAGTTACCAGATGGTGCTTTAATTGAGTGAAGATAAAGATCATCACATTTAAAGTTTTCAACATCTTCATATACTGGTTTTAGTTTCATTTATGTTCCTCTGTTTGCCATGCAATATAGTTTGGTCCAAAAACTTTTTCTGCTTTTCCTGCTCTATAATTATAAATTGATTCATTATGTATTTTTTTTGAATCTTTTCCTGAATAAATAATAAAATTATCTACATTATAAGATATGATAGTTTTAAAAATTGAATTTGAAAACGTTACATATCCTGTTTGATATATTGAATAATCTATAACATTCTTGTATGTTGTATTGTCTATCTTATTAATATAGTATATGTCTTTAATTTCTTTTAATACGTTTTCTAAAAATATATTTTTTTTAGAAGATGCAAAAATCATTTGAGTAAGCCCAGGGTTATTTGGTTCTTTTGATACTGCAAAGTCTAAATCTAAATCAATCCAAGAGTTTATAGGTTTTTTGCAAAGTATATCAAGATCTGCATAAAATCCACCATAAACATATAAGCACATATATCTCCACAGTGTTGCTCTTAAAACATTTACAGTATAGGAATTATAAATATCAAACCACTCTTGCCCAAAATTATTTAAAACAAACTCTGCTCTTTCTTTTCCAGATACATACCTGTATTCCCAATCTGGATTTTTTTCTTGCCAAGAGTTAACACACTCCAAGGCTAATGGAGGTAAATCTTTATATTCTGACTCATATGTTTGCCAAATAATTTTAGGTATCATCGTTTTGATTTTCTAAATCCAAATTTTGCAAGGTATACGTAGATAGTTTCAACACTAGTCCCACACTCCTTAGCAATATCTTGTGGAGACTTCTTGTCCATAACAAACCTTTTACGGAGCCAAGCCTCGCTTGTATACAGTTTAGCAGCCATGGTATTATTTGTCAACTTCTGCTTCAGAAATGTCATAGTCATATGCGTTTGAGTC